ATTGTCATGCTGGTAATGGCGTTAGGCCGGGCGATGGTATCGGCCGGGCCGGAAGAATCGGTGTACGAGGGGCGCGGGATAACATGGGCATAGCATCAACCATCCTGGCTAAATTGGGTTACGACAAGCGGTCGAATACTTCGAATCCTTCGCAGTGGCTAATCGACTGGGTCGGCGGCGGCGAGTCAACATCTTCCGGCGTTCATGTCACCGCGCAGAAGGCACTGAAATATACGCCATTCTGGGCGGCGGTCAGGATCATAACGAGCACCGTGGCGGCCCTGCCGTTCATGGTATACGAGAGACTCCCTAACGGCAAAGGCAAGGACAAGGTCACTGACCACCGGGTGTATACGCTGCTGCACGAGCGGCCGAACGATTATATGGATGCGATAGCGTTCATCGAGAGCCGGCAGGCACACGTTTTGACCTACGGCAACGGGTACGCCGAGATACAGCGGGACGGCGGCGGCCGGCCGGTTGCGCTGTGGCCCCTAATGCCTGACCGGACGGAAAGGAAAATCAAGGATGGTTTGCCATATTACGAGGTCAGACTGCCTTTGGGCGGCACGGCCAACCTTCCGGATTACAATGTCCTGCATATCAAGGGCCTGGGATTTGACGGCTATAGCGGTTACGATGTGGTCAGCTACCATAAGGAGGCCATCGCTTACGGGATAGCGGTCAAGGAGTACGGGTCGCGGTTCTTTTCCGGGGACGGCGCACCGGGCGGGGTATTGGAGCATCCGAAGGCGCTATCGGACCTGGCGAAAAAACACCTGCAGGAATCGTGGTCGGCCGGTCATACCGGGCTGAAACAGGCGCATCGCATGGCGATACTCGAGGAGGGGATGCAGTGGAAACAGCAGGCAGTCGATCCGAAACAGGCCCAGGCGCTGGAGGTCCAGAAGTATACGGTGGACGACTGCTCGCGGATATTCCAGATCCCGCCGCACATGCTGGGTTCGATGGACCGGGCGACGTTCAATAATATCGAAGAGCAGAATTTGAAATTCCTCGCGATGACGATGCTGTACTGGTTCCGCAAATGGGAGCAGGAAGTCAACTATAAACTGTTCATGCCTTCCGAAAAGGGAAGATTATTTGCCGAGATACTTGTCGATGCCCTGCTTCGCGGCAATATAGCGAGCCGATACGAGGCGTACAATAAAGGCCGGAACGGTGGCTGGCTGTGCGACGATATTCGAGAAAAGGAGAACATGAATCCTCTGCCGGACGGTAAGGGTCAGATTTTCCTCGAACCTTTGAATATGAAGGAGGCGGGCACCGGGGCGGACGATTCCGGCGGGACCGGGGGTGGCGATGATGTTGACGATGATGTGCGGACAGCACACCGGGCATTAATAGCGAGCCAGTTTTCCAGAATAATCACTAAACAGATAAAGGCCCAGGAAAAAGGGGTGAACGGTGATTTTCATGAGAACCAACGTAAATATGCAAAAACCATACTTACCGAACCTGTAAACGCATGGGCGAGCGTATTAGGGAAAAAGTCACAGGAAAGGACATCAAATATCCTCGGCAAGATAATCGCCGAGCATATAAATAAAGAGACAAAACTTGAAAATCAAGATGCAGAAAGACTTGCAAATTTAACAATGAGCAGAATTGGAGGCTTTTAATCATGGCTGAAAAAATACAGTTATCAGTGAGAACAATACACGAAAGCGATTATCCGATAGCCGATGCGGGCAAAGTCGAACGCAGATTGATGGCTATCGAGGATATCGAGTTGCGAGTTACCGATGATGACAAGCCGAGGATCACCGGTTATGCCGCGAAGTTCGGCATTTTCACTGATCTGGGTTGGTTCAGGGAGAAAATCAAAGCAGGTGCCTTCGACGAAGCCCTTAAAACTTCCGATGTCAGGTGCCTAAAAAATCACGATCCCAACTTGATTCTCGGCAGGACTACAAGCAAAACATTAAGACTGGAATCCAATACTGTCGGATTAAGATTCGATAACGATATGCCGGACACGACGGCTGGCAAAGATACGCGAGAAGAGATCCGCAGGGGTGATATCTCCGGATGCAGTTTTTCCTTTACCGTAGCCGAAGATGACTGGAAATATTACGAGGACAAACCTTCCGAGCGGACGATTATCAAGGTCAAGCAACTGTTCGATGTTTCTCCTTGTGTTTACCCGGCTTACCCTGACACGACAGTTGCTGCCCGGTCGCTTGAACGGATTCGGGCCGAGCATGAAAACACGGAGGACAAGGGCCAGGAGAACCGGGCGGACGATGTTCCGGCCGAGCCGGATGCAAAAGAGGAAACCGAGCCGGATGCAAAAGAGGAAACCGAAGAGCAGCGTGCGCAACGGCGGGCGATTGAAATTGGGTACAACAAGGCCGGTCGAATCCTAAACCGGTTACAAGATAAGTTAGCCGAAAGCAATAAGTCAGCCGAAGTTTGACTTATTGCCCCGGGCCAATGTTCCGGGAATCGAAGTATTTATTAGCCCCCAGGCCAGCCCTGGGGGTCGTAAGACAGAAAGAAATAAATGAATTTAAGAACATAACCAAAAAATAACGGGCGCAGACCGGTTAGCTACCGGTTTAGTGCTGTAACCACGATGCCTGTTACAGGGGCCGTAGTGGAAATTCGAGATTTCAGTTTTTGAGATTTCGGATTTTTGCCGCGGCCCCTTTTTTTTGGTTCATTAAGGAGATTTCGTATGTTGGTATTAGAACTTAGAGAAAAGGCTGCCGAAGAGGCCCAGGCCGCCCGCGATATCAGGGACAAGTCCGATAGGGAGGCCAGGGGTCTGACGCCGGATGAGGCCCGCGATTTTGATATGCACCTTGTTGAGTCCGCAAGGATAGAGAAGGAGGCCGAGAGGCAGGAAAAGCTTGAGTCTACCGAGAACAGGCTGAATAAAAAGCAGGAACCGGTGGTTCCTATTGAGACAGCGAACGGCAAACGGATTGAAGTCATTCCTTCTTCAATGTTCCGGTTCGGGCAGTTGCGGTCGTTCAAGGGGCCAAAGGCTGAAGCGAACGCTTATGCGGCCGGCAAATGGCTGATGGCTACGATCATGTCTGATGCCAATTCCCGTCAGTGGTGCCGTGACCATAACGTCGAAATGCGAGTGCAGACAGAGGGCATTAATACTGCCGGCGGCTTCGTTGTGCCTGACGTTATGGAACGGGCGATTATCGACCTTCGCGAAACTTACGGCATGTTCCGCGCCAATACCCGCGTGTTGCCGATGTCAACCGACCATACGAACGTGCCGAGAAGGTCGGGCGGTGTGGATGCTTATTTCATCGGTGAGACAACGGCGATAACGGAATCGGAAAAGAGTTGGAACCAGGTTGAACTCACAGCCAAGAAACTCGGGGCCCTGACAAGAATGAGTACCGACCTGTCGGAAGATGCGATTATAAATATCGCAGATGATCTTGCCCAGGAAATGGCGTGGTCATTTTCTAAAAAGGAAGATGAATGTGGGCTAAGTGGCGATGGATCCTCGAGTTATGGTGGTATGTACGGCATTCTGACGAAATTTATCGATGGTACGCATACATTCGGTCAGGTTGCGGGAGTTTCAACGTTTACTGCATGGTCTCATGGTACACTCATTGACGAGATCATACCAATGATGGGTAAATTGCCGTCCTACGCCCTGGCGAATGCGAAATGGTATATCCACCCAACCGGTAAGGCCGGGTTATTCGATTCCATATCAATGGCGGCTGGCGGTGCCACCGCTCGTGAAATCGTAGAAGGCGTCCGATCACCGATGTTCGCAGGATATCCCATAGTTACCTCGGCGGCGATGCCGGTCGCTCCGGTAGCCACAAAGATAGCTTTCTTATTTGGCGACCTGAGCCTGTCATCTACTTTCGGGGACCGAAGAGGCATTACTATCAAGGTGTCCGATCAAAGGTACATGGAATACGATCAGATAGGCATCCAGGCGACCGAACGGTTCTGTATCGTCAACCACGACCTCGGCGATACCACAACCGCCGGCCCAATAGTTGGCATAACCGGTACCGCCTAATAGTTGGTACTGCATAAGAGAAGCAAAAGCTCGCCCCCGGCAAGGGCCGGGGGCTTTGAAAACTTAAAAATATTTACCAAGTTTAAGGAGTAAAAAAATGATACCCGCACAAAACGTGAAAACTATTCTGCTGCCGCCGCTTCTTACAACGTCAGCCTCGACACATGGTATGTCTTTTGACACCAAAGGCTTTGATTATTGCGTTATTGACGTTATCCAGGGGACACACAATACGGCGGCATATCAACTGCAAGAGATTGTTTTGTCCGAGAGCGATACCGTTACTTCAGTTACGAGCCAGACACAAATTGTTGCACTGAGCAGTAGTCAGGCCACGACTGCGAGCCATGCGAATGCCATTCCGACTTTGGCGGCAACGTCGATTGGTTCGGTCTTGACGATACAGTTCGACTTGAAGGATCGTAAAAGGTATGTCGGTCTATACCTATTGGCTCATGCTACCGACCCGAGTGCCGTTGTATGTGCTGTTGCGAGACT